AACTGCAGAAGGTGGTGGTATGACAAGAAAAGAAAGAGATGCTGCACGTAATAAAGAAACTGGTCAAAGTAGAAAAGATGTGAAGTCACAACTTCGTGCTGATTTTGAGAAGAAACACGGCAGAAAACCAAATAAGAAAGAGGCAATTCAATTGACTGCAAAGGCACATGCAGCTGCAAAGGCTCTAAAATGACACACAAACAGATGAGATTGTTTCAATCAAAATCAGAATCAATATCATTTTTAGAAACTAATTATTCTATGACGAATGCAGAAGCAAATCGTTATGTTGATAATCATACTATTATGAAAACTGATAACAAAGTTTGGGTAGTTCTACCATGAATAATTACGATCAATTTATGTCAACGGCCCAACAGTCTCAGGCCAACATGCAAGCAAAAATCGATTCTCAAAGAGACAAAAAAGAAAGAGAAAGTGAAAAAGAAGAAATGAAACGGGAGATTACTAGAGATGTAATTAAACGTGTTTCGGCACAACAAAAAGTTTCTGCACAATAATCGACAGTCAGAATTACTCACCTTGAAAGGTCACCTATAGTACGAGACCACACTTCATTATGACAAGCACCCATATTGAGCACCCCGAAGATCTTATTTTGACTGGCGATATGTCAGTCTTTGATCTTCTGTATGACCGAGCCCATATCAGTATGAAAATGGATGGTATGAGTCTTGTTTGGGGTAATAACCCTGCCAATGGTAAGTTTTTTGTGTGCACCAAAGCTGCATTCAACAAGAAGAAGATTCGTCTTTGTTATACACAGGATGATATTTTGACCCACTTTGGTCATCAGATGGAAGTAGTAGATATTTTATCTCGTTGTTTGAAATATCTTCCTCGTACTGGTAAGATTTACTGGGGCGATTGGCTCGGTTTTGGTAAGACTGATGTATTCACTCAGAACACTCTGACTTATGTTTTCCCTGAGGCGATTGACCAACAATTGGTTATCGCTCCACACACTGTTGTCAATGTGTATGCTGAGATGTGGCAAAATGTTTGTGTTCCTTTGACTGAAACTTTGCAAGATACTGATATTGTCAAGTGGGTTCAACCTTCTGTCGATCGTATTCCTCCAAAGGAAACTGCACCCAAGATTAACACTAAAGGTATCAAGTTTCTGACTGATAAAGAGGCAGCTAAGGCCAAGATTGCAATCAATCAACTCATCAAATCTGGTCAGTATATTGATGATGCCACACTTACTGACATTCTAGGTTGTCAACACCTGGCTAATCTGTACCAATATGTGATGGAAATTAAACTGGACATTATGGACAGCTTGATTGTAACTGATGCACCACAATCTTATCTTCCCAATGGCAAAGAATGTAGTGGTGAAGGTTATGTGTTTCATTCTGAAACCCATGGTTCAGTCAAATTGGTAGATCGCACTGAATTTGCCTACGCTAACTTCCACAATGGGTTTGGCACATAATTACTCACTTTCAAACTTCTCTATTATTAAATTCTCTTTATCATGACTTCTAAATCATTCCGTCTCGACGTTTGTCGTTCATTTGCATACGAACTTAAAGAAAGGTACTCGACTTCAGAAACGTGGAATCTTAAAGATTTAACAAAATTGAAATCTCTTCAAGTACGAGATGAGGAAGATATTGATCATATTAAATATATTAAAAATGCAATTCTGAGAGACAATAAAAGTATCGATAATACTGACCCTATTATCGTTACTTGGAACTCAAATGGGGATATGATTCTTGATGGGAATCATACTTTAGAAGCTTTAAAACTACTTGGCATTAAAGAGTGTAAAGTAGTATATGTTTCCGAAGAAGAAGTTAAGGAAAAGAATTTCAATAAAAACGAGTGGATCGAAGTGGGCTTGTTTTTGAATGAAAATTTTGAAAAATTTTACAAAGATAATACTGATTCAACTCTTAGAAAACACGTTTTTCGTCTTATGAAAGATGGTCATGATATTAAGTATTGCACTGATTATCTTAAAACACATGGTAGAATCAACCCAGAGACACTTATTAAACATGCAAGAGAAGATTACTTAAATTATGGACATGAAAAAGTCGGTAAAAAAGTAAAGAGATATGGTAATGGCGGTATTGAAAAACATAAACAAGAACTTAGTAAGAAAGAGCAAGAATTAGCAGATAAAGATAGTGTGGTGATTAAGGGAAGTACAGGTTCTACTTTTAGATTAAATAGTAATACTCTTGTTGCATTAGCAGACGACAACAATTCAAAGAAGTGGAAATATGAATATCTTCTTTATCATGACAGTAGTGTAAATGAGGAAAATTGGAAAAAAGATTCTAATAATTTTAGAGAGACACTCGAGCGTACTTTCAGAAAATTGAAAGATGTAGAAATTATCACCGAAGATGGGGGTAAAATTTATTACCCATATCAATTCAATATTACCATCATGCCACATCTCGAAAATGATGGAAGTGAAAATATTGATTGACCATAATTTCTTATTTCAGAATTACTCACCTTGAAATGTCCACTGTATTGTAACCACCTAGATTATGATTAAACTCCGTCCTCATTAGAAGTGGGCAGTCAACATTGAGTCTTGGCGGATTAGTTGACGTAAGTCCCACAATATGTTAAAATCTAAATAATAATAGTCACGCCAAGACTCATGAACGAATACTATACCTACGCATATTTGCGTGAGGACGGAACACCCTACTACATTGGTAAGGGTATAGGAAGAAGAATAAACAAACCGCATGGATATGTGCCCGTTCCACCCTCAAATAGACGTATATTTCTAAAACAAAACATGACAGAGAGTGATGCTCTACGTCATGAGAGATATATTATATCCATTGTTGGTCGTAAAAATATAGGAACTGGTCCACTTATCAACATCACCGAAGGTGGTGAAAATGGTGGTGGTGGATGGAATAAGGGCATGACTATGAACTTCTCTCCAGATAGAGGTGATAAGATTAGTCAGTCATTGAAAGGTTACAAAAAAACAACTGAACATCTTACCAATATCAGTAATAGTAGAATGGGCATAGAGCCATGGAATAAAGGTAAGTCAAGGTTTAAAAGTAAAGAGGAAAAGATACAACATAAAAGAGAGTATAATAGACTTCGTAATGCCAGAATAAGACAAGAACAGAATTACTCACCTTCAAAGGTCCACAATAACACAGAGACAAACATTGATGATTGAACTCCGTCCTCACCAGCAAGACGCCGTTTATGCACTTCGTAATAATAGTATTGGGCAGGTCATAGTGCCGACTGGAGGCGGGAAGACATTGATCGCAATCATGGACGCGATTAAAAGGTTTGAAGTGAATGTTCCGAGAACTATTATTGTTGTTGCACCAAGAATACTTCTAGCCGAACAACTGTCATCAGAGTATCTGGAGCATATTACCAATGCTAATGTTCTCCATGTTCATAGTGGAGAGACGCATCATTTCAGCACTACGAAGTCTGAACGTATCAAACTTTTTGTTGATATGTGTCACACTATGCGTGAACATGTTATTATCTTCACCACCTATCATTCTCTCCATCGTGTTCAGGAGTCTGGTATTGCTGTAGATACGATCTACTTCGACGAGGCACATAATTCCGTTCAACGTAACTTCTACGGTCCCACTGAGTATTTCAGTAAGAAGGCAGATCGTTGTTACTTCTTCACTGCAACTCGTAAAACTAGCGTGACTGTGAAGAAACCAGGTATGAACTGGACTGAAACTTATGGTCAAGTGATTGCACGAGTTTCTGCACCTGAGTTGGTGGAAAATGGGTATATTCTTCCACCTAAAGTCAAGGTGATTGAAATGGATAAAGTAGACAAAAAGTCTCTCACTCCTCACCTTGAGGGTAGTAATGTCCTTGCATCTATCGATCAGATTGACATCAAAAAGATTCTTGTTTGTGTCAAGACCACTCGACAATTGCAGAATCTGTTCATGACAGATTTTGCAGATCAGTTGACTGAACGTGGCTACTCTTATCTTTACATCACCTCAAAAACTGGTGCCGTTATCGATGGCGTTAAAGTGTCCCGTGAAGAGTTCTTTAATACTCTGAATGCATGGGGCAAAGATAAAGACAAGAAGTTTGTGTGTCTCCACCGTTCTATTCTGTCTGAAGGTATCAACGTAAGTGAACTTGAGGCCGTTGTGTTTCTCCGTAACATGGACGCAATCGAGATGCTTCAAACTGTAGGACGTGTGATTCGCGTGGGTTCTTCATCTAAAACCTATGGTATGTTGTGTGTCCCTGTCTACAATAATGTTGGAGTTTCTACAGAGAAAGCCCTGCAACGTTGTGTGGATATTGTTTTCGAGAAAGGCGACATGTATGATTCTGTAACTCGGAGGTAATATGTCATTTCAATATACAAACTCACACATTCTTGATTCACATCCAGGTCCATTACCTATCATCGTGGGTAATGGATACCTGGCTGCAATTCCATTGGCAGGATCAACAACTAAGTTGGTTGTCATTCATAATGGCACACCAGTTAAGGTATGTCGTAACCACAAATCTGCAACCACATTGATCAACAAACTCAAAAAACTACATAATACCTCACCTCGAAATGTCAACAGTAGTGTAGACGTAACCACCTTCTAATGCAATGTCAATCACACCAAACTGGCTTAAAAACTCAGGTAAACATAAAAGAACCAAGGGGATCAGTAAAGGTCGTCTAAGGGCCCGTAGACAGTCTCTAAGGTCACTCAAACTCAAGCTAAGTATCAAACCACTATGAACATCGATTCTAAACTTTTGACTATTATTGATCATCTTCAAGATGCAGTTGATGTCAGTAATGAATCTAAACTTGATCCTGACAAAGGTTATCCATATGCAACAGGATATTCTCGTTCAGCGATGGAATCTGTCATCCTTGACTTAAATCAAATTGTTGAGCAGTATCGTAACATTACCTGTGAGACTATTGATGAAAACTGAAACTCTTGTAGTCAAATATGATTTTGATGAGGAATTTGTATGGCACGATCTTGGTGCTATTATCAGTGAATCAGGTGTTCAGCCACAACATGTATTTGTGACACCACATAAACTAATGGACAATGTTCAAATTACTTTTAACAGTAGGGAAGATGCAATTAAGTTCACTGAAATATATCTCGACAGTGAAGATCCTGCAGACATTCAAGAATATGTAATTCCCTAATCTTGATGAGATAGAATTACTCACCTTCAAACGTCCACATTATTGTAACCCCTTAAGTTATGAACAACTCCTCTCAAATCCTTCGTGAACTTCAAGAACTTCGTAAAACTTGGCGTGCACAAAACTTTACCTACACCACTTCGCAACAGAATCGATATGATGAATTGACCATGCTTCGTCGTGCATTTATTGAAAAGTGGGAAGAAGATGGCCTAGTTTGGAAAGGCCCTTCTAACGTAGGTAAAGCCACAACTACCGACTGAATTACAATTTAATTATTATTATTTTTTTATTATGCATTTTGATCCTAATCAAACCGAAAGATTTACCACTGATGGTACAACTTTCGAATTTAATTATGAACGAACAGAGTATCTGTCAGGTGAAATTCTTGACCAGTATGAGACCCAAATCAAAAAGATGGGTAAATCATATAAAAAGACAAATAATAGAGATAAGAAATATAATCTAGCACAAAACATTTTGGCACTTCATGGTGAATGGAATGTCAAAGATAATGATGAAACTTTATACCTCATTTTTAATGATAATGATGAATGTTTCACCGATGTAATTACCGAGAATGAGTATTACGCTAATCCAGTAGAAGAATAATAATGTCAAACACAGAGAGGTGTTAAATTGTAAGGACAATCGTCAACTCTCAAAATTACTCACCTCCAAACGTCCACTATAGTGTAACCACTGCAATCACTATGATCACTCAAACCAAACCACAATTCTTGACTGAAGCACTCATCGAAGTGTTAAACAATGAATGGAAAGTTAATGCGATTGAGTCTAATCGTGTTACCTATCATCAACTTGAGATTGAAGAAGGTCGCAAATATA